TCAATAAAATTAACGGTTATATGGGACTAAATAACTTTTTTGTTAACATAATTAAATTGATTTTAACAAAATGAAAATTATATTAAAAAAATTAAGAATACTACAAGAAGTTTCAAATAAAGGAAGAAATCCTAAATTAGGAAAGGGATATCTTAAAGCTTATAGATTAAATCCCTATAATCCTTTATCTTACATAACTTTTATTTTAATGATCATAATGGGAGTTATAATGTATGGTTTTATAGGAATTAAAAAAGAAATGGATTTAAATAAAAACCCATTTGTATGGGATTAATAAAAATTTTTTCGTATATTTAAATTAAAAAAGTCATGAATTGTAAATCTCCTTTTTATTTAAGTCATGTAACTCTTTATGCGAAAGGTTGGTATAATAGATCCGAAGACATTGTCTCAGATCTAATTAAAATTTTAAAATTAGATGATTATACACCATATGATAAAAACGATGTAGTATTGATATTATTGAATGCATATGAAAAATCATTTAATGTTAGATTGGTTGATTTGATTAGTAGTATTCATAAATACAATTGTTGGAAAGTAGGATACTACACAAAAAATGCTGAATGGGTTAAAGAATATGAAACCCTACCTGAATATGATATGTATACTGCTGTAATATATAAAATATTATCTGATTTAAGGTTTTTGGAAAAAAAAGACTGGATAGTTAAATTTCCTAAGTATTCAAAAGAAATCCCAAGACCAAAAAACATCACAATTCCCTCTTTGATAAAACATTTTGTTAAAACAAATTTGGCAAATTAAAAACTCTTTCGTATATTTAATTAAAGTTTTTTGGGATCTTAGCTCAGTGGTAGAGCAAAACACTCATAATGTTTAGGTCTTAGGTTCGATCCCTAAAGGTCCCACAATTAGTTTTTTATGAAAAAATATCAAAGCTATTCAATTTTGAAAGAAATTACTGATGAAATTTTCTCTTCTAATAATTTTAAACAATCCAAAGAAAATATATTAAAGTTTGTTACTTCAAAAAATATAGATTCAAAAGATAAATTTAAAAATGATAGAAGATATAAACAAATGTTGCAGTTTGATCAAACTCCAACAATATGTTGCAAATTCTTTATTAAGATTCGAAGGTCTTTCACTAAATTCATATAACAAATGACACATATCCAATTATTTAAAAAATTAAAAAGTGTTTTTTCTGATGAAAAAATATTGTTAGCAGGTTCTTGTTTATTAAAATACCACAATTTAATAAAAAGGAACCCTGGAGATTTAGATATAATATGTAGAGTAGATAATAAAGATTTTATTAGATTCTGCAAAACCCTTCAGTTTTTATTTCCTGTTAGAGGGGGTTATGGGTATTATACAAATAATCCAAACTGCATTGAACATATACAATTTGCTATAGATGGGATAAAAGTATGTGTTTTTACTTGTTCTTTATCTCATTTTGATAAAATAAAATCTAAACAATTTAAAGAATGTGTTTCTTTGGAAAATGTTATTGAATTAAAAAAATTTTATATTACTAAATTAAATCCAAAACATCCTTCTTATACAAAACATCATGCTGATTTAAAAATTTTGAATAAACTCCCTCAAACCATTTTATCATGATTAAAACCACCACTAAAATAGATAATTTTTACCAAAGTTCTGTAAAAATATCAAATAATGTATGGGTTATTTTGAAAAGAAACACTCATGAGAATAAAATTGATATAAAACTTTTGGATAAACATCTTTCTATTACCCAAGATTTAGCTTCTTTTTATGAAGGAAAATATACTTTTAATTCTTACCCAGGACAAGTTTATTTTATAGAACTCTTTAAAAAATACCCTAAATTGAAGAGAGAATTACAAAAAGTAAGTTATCCTTTACATAAATATATGAGTTTGAAAATAGATTGGGCTCGTTTTGAGAGAAAAATTAAATATTATTTAACCAGAATAGGAAAACATTTGTATGGATATAAAGACCTTGATTAAAACACACGAAAATATATTAATATTATTTTATGCTGATTGGTGTGGTCATTGCTCCTTAATAAAACCTTCTTTAAAAAAATTTGTTTCTTTAAAGGATTTTCATTATATTGAGATAGATTCAGATAAAGAGAATAAATTGCAACAGCTGTTTAATATTGAATTTTTGCCAACATTAATTGTAATAAATAAAGGAAAAAAAATTAAATTAGAAGGTATAAATAAAATCAAAAAATTTATTAATGGAGAATAAACGAAGAAAAATAATTGGTATAGAAGATTTAGAAAGTGCTAATGCAGGTTATGCTAATGGTATATCTACCCAACTTAATAAAATAATAGGAGACGGTCAACATCGTTCACTTAATGAAAAAGAAAAATCTAAAATTATTAAAGATGCATCTTATTATTTTGGTAAATTTCTAACATCTTTAGGGGTAGATTGGGAAAATGATCCTAACTCTATGGAAACCCCCGTTAGAATAGCTAAAAAATATTTAGAACAATGGAAAGGAAGATATGATATAGCTCCAGAAATAGCTTCTTTCCCTAGTGATGGATATAAAGGGTTAGTGTGTCAAACAAATATACCTCTAACAAGTATGTGCAGCCATCATCATGAAAGCATATTAGGAAGAGTCCATATAGCTTATGTTCCTGGGGAAAATTCTCGAGTAATAGGATTGTCTAAATTAAATAGAATTGTTGAACATTTTGGAAGAAGAGGTTCAATTCAGGAACAATTAACTATGGCTATTCATAACGCAGTGGATAAAGTATGTGAAGGAAATATAGGAGTAGCAGTTTCTATTGTGGGAGAACATCAGTGTGTATCTTGTAGGGGCACTAACCACAGAGGTTCAGCCATGGTTACAAACCATTTAAGTGGAGTTTTTAAAGATAAATCAGAAGTTAGAAATGAATTTTTTAAATCAATTGAATTAGTAACACATTATAACAACATATGAATAAATACGTACCTTTTATAAGTGAGGTAGAACAATTTAATTTAGCTATGGGAAAACCTGAAGCTAATAATTATGAACCCACTTTATCAACTAAAGAAGCCCAAGATTTTATATATAATTTTATAAAAGAAGAGCTAGATGAATATCGTCAATCTTGTGAAGATGGAGATATAATAGGAATTGCCGATGCTCTTGGAGACATAATGTATGTTTTATGTAATGGTATTTTGGTCCATGGATTAAAAGATAAATTCATAGACATATACAATGAAATACAATCTTCAAATATGTCTAAATCTTGTGAAACTGAAGAAATTGCCAAACAAACTGTAGAACATATCCAGAATATTAAGGGATATCCATGTTATTATGAAAAGGTAGATAATGGGTGGGTAGTTTATCGTAGTTCAGATAAAAAAGTTCAAAAAAGTATCAAATATTTTAAACCAAATTTAAAACAATTTATATGAAAAACCAATTACTTGTTGCTTTGACCTTTGTAGGTTTAGTATTAATTTTTTCTCTATTATTAGCTGTTCCCACCATGTTGTTGTGGAATTGGTTAATGGTTTCAATTTTTAAACTTGCTTATATAAATATATTTGAAGCTTGGGGGGTAAATATTTTGTGTTCTATTTTATTTGAAGGAACTCATAGTAGTATTTCAAAAACTAATTAATTTTATGGGACATTTAGTTATTTATTTTAATCCTGAAAAAACTTCATATCAGGTTATACATCCAACAGAGTTTTTTGATGGAAACTGGAAAGCCTTGGCAGAGCATATCGCAGGTCCAAGACCTTTTAGATATGAAGTATTTAAACCTAAAAAATAATTATGGCCTATCAGGCAATTTATTATGACCGTTCAGAAAAACATTATTATTTAAGAGATGATATTTCTGGGTGGTCATATTTTAAATATCATCCTACATATTATAAGTTGAATCCTGATGGAGAATTTTTTACCTTGTTTGGTGATAGAGTATCTCCTTTTAAAGGGAAATTTAATTGGGAAGATCCTAATATTTTTGAAAAAGATATTTCTAAAGAATTATTATTATTGAGAGATTATTATTATAAAGATGATAGTATTCCTTCTTTCCATAATATAGTTTATTTAGATATAGAGATTGAAATGTTAGGGGCTTTAACTCCCCAAACAATTAGAGCAGCAGAGGCCGAAATAACAGCTATTGCTTTAACTGATAATAATATTAAACAAAAAATATGTTTTGTTCTTGACATAAATAAAGAATTAGAAAATGTTGATCAAGGAGATAAATATATAATATCTTGTTCTACAGAAGTTGAATTATTAAATAAATTCTTATTAAAATGGCAAGAATTAGATCCAACTATTGTTGTGGGGTATAATTCTGATTTTTTTGACATTCCTTATTTATATTATAGGATCAGAAAAGTTTTAGGAGAAAATAAAGCAGTAAGGTTATCTCCTATTGAAAAAATAAATGAAAATCTTGCTCAATATGACAGTCCTATAAATATTGGGGGAATAAACTGTTTAGATTTTATGCTTTTGTTTAAAAAGTATATAACTAAAGAAGAACCTTCTTATAAATTGGGAGATATAGGAACCAAATATGTAGGATTAGGAAAAATAGAATATTCTGGAAATTTAAATACTTTATTTAAAGAAGATAAAAATAAATTCATTGAATATAACTTGCGAGACATTGAAATTATTGAAGCATTAGAAGAAAAACTTAAATTCATTCAATTAACTATACTTATATCTCATTTATGTCATACTCCTTATGAATCAATTTATTATAATACTATATTAAATGAAGGGGCTATTTTGACTTACTTAAAGCGAAAAAATATTGTAGCTCCTAATAAACCTACTACAGTAAACCCTTCAATTAAAGAAATTGAAGTAGGTAATGAGGTGTCCAATCAGCGTGGTACTCCGTCTATAGAGGGTATAGTAACGTCTATAAATGGAGATCAGGTTCAAGTCACCACCTCTGCCGGACAAACGATATTGCGTCATATAAACACTATAAAAAAGAAACAAGGATATGCTGGAGGATATTTATTAGATCCTATACCTGGTTTATATAATTGGTTGTTTGATGAAGATGTTACTAGTTATTATCCTTTTTCTATTATAACTTTAAATATTGGAGTAGAAACTTTAAAATGCAGAATAAAATCGGAAAATCCTAATTATGAAACTTGGTGTAGTCTTGAAGAATTAAAAGAATTTCCCAAAGAGAAGAAAATAACAATAGAAAAACTAGATCATAAAACCTATATTTTGAAACAAACTAATATTTCTGTTGGTGATCTAATAAAATATATAGAGGAAAATGGATGGACAGTTTCTGCTAATGGGGTTGTATATGAATCTAATAAAAAAAGCATCACGGCAGAATTATTAGAAGATTGGTTTGTTAAAAGAAAAATATATAAAAATAAAATGAAGGAATGTCATAAAAAAGGAGATAATATAGGATATGAATTAAATAATCAATTTCAACATAGTTTTAAAATTTTACTTAATAGTCTTTATGGGGCATATGCTATAAATGGGTGGAGATTTTCTGATGGGTATAAGATGTGTTCTTCTTCCATAACTTGTACAGGACAAAGAATGATTAAAGAATCAATTAAATTCATAAATGAAGAAATAGATAAAGAACTTTCATAATTTTACCATATTTATTATTAAATATAATAATATAATAAGTATGGCTAAAATGAGAAATACGGAAGAATGGATAAAACATTTAAATTATATCCACAATGACAAATATGATTATTCTAAAACAAATTTTAGTTTAGGAGTAATGGCTAAAAACATAATTATGTGTCCTATACATGGAGAATGGTTAGTAACTATAGATAATCATAGTAATAAAAAATCGGGATGCCCAAAATGTTCAGGTGAATTAAATGCTAAAGAGAAAATAGAATTAGCTAAAAAACTTCATAACAATAAATATTCTTATGAAAATATAGATCTAAATATACCTTTATTAAATTCTAAAAAAGTTAAAATAAAATGTAATAACTGCTTAAATGTATTTGAACAAACTTGGAGTAATCATTATAATATGAAACAAGGTTGTAAAAAATGCAGAAAAGCAAGAAAATCATTAGATATAGAAACAATTAAAAAAAGAATAAAGTTATTAAATATAGAAAATATAAAATATCTATGGGAAACTTATATTAGTTATTATGTTCCTATGGATATGGATTGTAAAGAACATGGTTTATTTAAACAAAGTATAGCTAATCATATCCAGGGCCAAAGGTGTCCTAATTGTTACAAAAGTAAAGGAGAAATACAAATTAAAAAATATTTAGAAAAAAATAAAATAAATTATATTCAAGAAAAAACATTCCAAGGATGTATAGGGGATAAAACACATTTATGTTTTGATTTTTATTTACCTGAAAAAAATATTTGTATAGAATATGATGGAGAATTACATTTTCGTTCTGTTGATTTCTTTGGAGGGGAAGAATCATTTAAACAGATACAAAAATATGATAATATAAAAAATCAATATTGTTTTAATAACAACATAAAGTTGATAAGAATTCCATATAAAGAATATAAAAATATTGATAAAATATTAGATAATGAAATTTGACATAAATGAAATAAACAAATATGTTAAGGGATCGGATACTGATTCTATTTTTATTACTGCAGAATCTATATTAATAAAAAAATATGGGGATGATTATGAAAAAATACTTTCTGAAGACCAAATAATTTCTCAAGTTAAGGAAATAGCTTTAATTTTTGAAAAAAAATTGAATTATTTTTTATCTAAAAGAACAAAAGAATTATTGAATGTAAAAGATAATAAAATAGAATTTAAAACTGAAACTATAATTAAGAGGGTTTATTGGGCAGGTAAAAGAAGATATGCCCAACATATTGTAGATAAAGAAGGATTAAAAGTTAATGAAGTAGATATGAAAGGGCTAGATATAATGAAATCAAATTTTCCTCCTTTATTTAGAGATTTTGGGAAAACTTTAATTGAAAAAATTATTTTTGGAGAAGATAAACTTAAAATTGATGAATATATAATAAAATTTAGAGAAAGTTTGTCAGATATTGATTGGAAAAAACTACTCAAGCCAACAGGTTTAAAAAAATTAAAAGAATATATAGAATCTCCCCCATTATCTGGAGAAATATTTTCAAGATTAAAGAAAAAATGTCCTATAAATACTAAAGCTGCTATATGGTATAATGATTTGTTAAAATTTAAAAAATTAGACAAACAATATCCCATGTTTCAGATAGGAGATAAAATGTATATAGCTTATTTAAAAAATAACCCATATAAAATTGAAGTTTTAGGATTTAATGGATACTCAGACCCTCCAGAAATAAAAGAATTCATAAATACTTTTATAGATAGAGGTCAAATGTTTGATTCTGTTTTGAAAAATAAATTAGAAAATTTATATTTGGATATTAAATGGGATTTTCCTATATTTAATAAAACTATTTTGAAATTTTTCAATTTTAATTAACATTTATGATTCAAAAACAAAAGTTCCAATCAATTATTTCGAAATATTATTTAAATAATATAGTTAATTCTGTTAAGTGGGATATAGTAGATAAACAAATTTTAATATCTTTTATATCTCCAAATAAGGATATGATTGGTGAAGTAAAAGCCCCATTTCCTACAGGAAATGCTACTGTAGCTATTTTTAATACTGATCAACTGAATAAACTAATAAATATTACTGAAAATGAGTTAAAAATAGATTTTATAAAACATAATAAAACATATCAAAAAATTACTATATATGATAATAAATTTACTGTAGAATATTCATTAGCTGATTTGATGTTGATACCCAAAGTACCAACAGTAAATGAACCTGAAGTATATGATATTATAATAAATTTAAGTTTTGATAATATTAATTCTTATATTAAGGCCAAAAATGCTTTACCTGATGCTGATTTAGTTATATTTAGAAACAAATCATTTATAGAAACAAAGGATTGTGTTGAATTAACTATAGGAGATCAAAATAATTTTTCAAATAAAGTAAATTTTGATTTTGATGATATTCAAATAAATAATTCAATGTCTTTTGAAATAAAATTTGATGCTAATGTTTTGAAAGAAATACTAAATAGTAATAAAACAGAAAATGCTACGATTTATTTAAATTTTGAAGGTTTGATGAAACTAGAATTTCAAGATGAAGATATTTTGAGTAAATATTTTTTAATCCAAAAAGAAACATATTAAAAAGATGAAATATATTAAAGACATAGCTTTAGAACCTTTTCACTTAATAGTAGATGAATATGGTTTTTCTTTAAAAGAAACAGTAGTTCCTGATACTAAATATACCAACAATCCTAAACCTTACATTCAGGACATAGGATTTTATTCAAACTTACCATCAGTTTTAAAAAAAGTTATATATTTAAAAGTTTGTAGAAATTTAGGAGAACAAACCGATTTAAAAACTTATATAAAAGAATATAAAAACATTACTAATTTATTATCTAAAATTTTTGAAGAATATGAGTGAAAAATTTAAACCATTATTTGATGCTGTAATTATAGAACCTTCTTCAATTGAAGAAACTTATAAAGGAACCATTATTGTTCCTGATTTAGGAAAAGAAAAGGGATTATCAGGAATAGTGATAGCTGTGGGGCCTGGAAAATATAGTGTTACTGGAGAACATTTTATTAAAACTGTAGTTAAAGTAGGAGATAAAGTTCTTTTACCTGCTTTAGGACCAACTAAATTTGATTTTGAAGGAAAAGAATATTATATTTGTCCTGAAGGTCAATTATTAACAATAATATTATGAATAAGATTATAACTTTTTTTAAATATTATAATGAATTAAAAAATATTTTTATTGAAAATTTAAATGTTTTTAATTCTAATAGATTGTTAGCTAAAAAAATAAAAAAAGAAATTCCTTACAAAAAAATAGAATTTAAACCGGCAAATAGAAAATTATTTAATAAATATAAACAAATTTGTGAAAAATGAGTAAAATTGTAAAAATAGGAGAAACTGCAAGAGAAAAATTATTAGAAGGAATAAACAAATTAGGTGATGCCGTTACCTCAACTTTAGGACCTAATGGCAGAAATGCTATCTTTAATGATGGAGAAATAGTAGTTTCCACTAAAGATGGTGTATCTGTTGCTAAAAAAATTGATTCTTTTGAAGATCCTATAGAAGAAATAGGAGCTCAATTAATTAAACAAGCTTCTATAAAAACTGCAGATAAAGCTGGGGATGGAACCACTACTTCAACCCTTTTAGCCCAAACTATTATTAAAGAAGGACTAAGATACTTAAATAATAAACACAATGCTGTTGAAATTAAAAGAGGAATAGATGCTGCTGTTAAAGAAACAATTTCTTATTTGAAATCACATGTTTCTTCCAATATAACTTCAGAAGATCAACTAGAACAGGTAGCCGTTATATCTTCAAATAATGATTTAGAAGTTGGTAAATTGATTTCTAATGCCTTGAATAAAGTAGGACGTGAAGGAGTAATTCATATTGAAGAATCTAAAACAGGAGAAACATATTTAGAAACTGTTGAAGGGATGCAATTTGATAGAGGGTATAAATCTCATTATTTTGTTACTGATAATAATTCAATGACTTGTGTTTTAGATAATCCTTTAATATTAATTATTGATAGAAAAATTACTCAAACCAAAGAATTATTACCTTTGTTAGAAAATGTTTCTTCCCAAAATAAATCATTATTAATCATTGCTGAAGATATTGATGGAGAAGCTCTATCCACACTGATAGTAAATAAAATAAGAGGAATACTAAAAGTTGCTGCAGTTAAAGCTCCTGATTTTGGTGAAAGAAGAAAACTTTTATTAGAAGATATAGCTATATTAACAGGAGGAACGGTTTTCAGTGAAGATAAAGGAATGAAATTTGATAAATTTAATACTGAATGGTTTGGTTCTTCTAGATTAGTTACTATAGACAGAGATAAAACTACTATTATTGATGGAGAAGGAAGTGAAGAAGAAATTAAAAAAAGAATAGATGAACTTCAAAATCAAATAGAAAAAGTTAATACTCCTTTTGAATTAGAGAAACTCCAAGAACGTTTAGCTAAATTTATTGGAGGGGTTTCAGTAATACATGTTGGGGGAAATACCGAGACCGAGGTTAAAGAAAAAAAGGATAGAGTTGAGGATGCTCTTCATGCTGCCAAAGCTGCTGTTGAAGAAGGAATAGTACCTGGAGGAGGGTCCGCTCTTATATATGCTAGTAGAGGTATTACTTTTAATAAAAAAGACTCTAATGATTTTAGGTTAGGTAAACAAATAGTAAAGGACGCCTGTTATTCTCCTTTTAATAAAATATTAGATAATGCTGGGGTAGATGAAAAAGAAAGATTTATAATATATCAAAAAATAAAAAACAAATACCCAGTATATGGGTATGATATTAAGTCTTCTAAAGTAATAAATATGATAAACTATGGAATTATTGATCCTTCTAAGGTAACTAGAATTGCTTTAGAAAATGCTGCTTCTGTTGCTGGGACTGTATTACTTACCGAAACCGTAATAGTAGATAAAAAAGATTCTAAAAAACAACCAGATTACCCCACAGAAATGTTAGGATGAGAGATGCAATAAAACTTATAAACAAAACTTTTTCAATAAATAATAAAATTTATTGTATTAAAGATATTTGTTTGGTTGAAGAAACCGAAAGAATATATATTAATAGTATTGATATTTCTTCTGAATATTATCTTGAAATAAATTTTCCTTTAGAAACAGTATTAAAACATTTAAAAAAATGAAACAGCATACTCTTTGGACTGAAAAATATAGATCTGAAAACTTAGAAGACTATATAGGTAATGATTCAATAAAAAAATTTATATCTTCATGCATTGAAAAAAATGATATCCCCCACATTTTGCTGTACGGCCCTCCTGGTACTGGTAAAACAACTTTAGCAAAATTGATTGTAAAAAATATAGATTGTGATTTTTTATATATAAATGCTTCTGATGAAAAAGGTATGGATGTTATGAGGGATAAAGTTAAAGCTTTTGCTTCTTCTGCTTCTTTCAAACCTCTAAAAGTAGTAATATTAGATGAAGCTGATTTTATAAGAATAGACTCTCAGTCTTTATTACGAAATGTAATTGAATCTTTTTCTTTGAACACAAGATTTATTTTAACTTGTAATTATGTTGAACGAATTATAGAACCCCTTCAATCAAGATGTCAAATTTTTAATATAGTTCCTCCTTCAAAACCTGAAATAGCAGAACATATTTCTAATGTTTTAGAAAAAGAATTTATTAATTTTAAAAATGAAGATTTAGCTAAAATAATAACTAAATTTTATCCTGATGTTAGAAAAGTATTAAGTACTTGTCAAATTTTATCTAAAGACAATAATCTGATTTTAAATGAAGAAGCATTAATTTCAGGTACCTATAAAGAATTAATTATTAAAGAACTAAAAACTCCTCAATATAAAACATTTAATAATATTAGACAAATAATTGCTGATGCTAACCAATCTGATGATTTAGATAATATATATAAATTTTTGTATGAAAGAATAGAAGAATATGGAAAAAATTATTTAGGAGAAATAATATTACTATTAGAAGAATATCAATTTCATAGTAATTTTAGAGTAGATAAAGAAATAAACTTAATGGCTCTTATGTATAGAATCATTTCTTTATTAACTAAAAAACAAATAGTAAATTCATGAACAAACAAATAATCCATTATAATAATAATCTTTATATATTAAATAAAGTCTTAACATGTATTAAAGAACCCCCAATTGAATTAATAAATGAATTAAAAACATTCTACAATTCAGAAACAACTTTAAAAAAAAACGATAAATATTATTTTGTAACACCTATAATAGAAATTTTAAACTATGGACCAGAAAATGAAAATGACCCCTCAAATTGATTTTAAATTAACTACAGCAATTACTACACCCAAAGGTGATCATATATTTTCTGAAGGTATTATCCTTCGAAAAGTATCAAGGTTTGTGTTAAATTCTAATGAAGATGGTATAGTTCCTCTTCCTGTTTTTTATGATGTAAAAACTGGAAAGATATTGTTGGATTCAATCCCAAAAGATATTAGAGAAGATTATAAAGATATTGGTTTTAGTTTGGATAACTCAAAATGAAAGAATTTTTTACTGTATTAAAATATTTAACTTGGGACAAAAAACCCTGGAAAGATCTTAATGATATAGAAAAAGAATCTTTTAACTCTTACATGATAAATAAATACATATCAATGTATCCTGAATATGTTGAGTTGGCTAATTTAACTCAAACTATTCCTTATCATGAAAAAGAAAAAATATATAATATATATTTAAACGTTTTACCTAAAAAAAATGTATATTTAAAATATATTAAATCTAGTAAAAAAGATATTTCTAATGAACTTATAGATAAATTATCTTTTTATTTTGACATTTCTAAACGAGAAATTAGAGAATATTTACCTCTTTTATCTAAAGATATAATTAAAGAAATTTTATTAGAATTAGGTACTGAAGATAAAATCATAAAAAAATTAATAAAATGATAGATAAAATTACAGAACAAGTAATAGAAGATTTAAAATCTAGAAGTAAAAGAGGTATTGAAAAATATGGTACTACTTTAGATCAAAATAATAAAGATAATTATATGAACCATCTTTATGAAGAACTTTTAGATGCCGCCCAATATGTCAAAAAAGAAACATCTATTATTCCTTTAATTCAAGATTTAATAAAAGAATATCCTAATGATGTTGATTTAGGGAATAAAATACGAACTTTATTTAGTAAATAATGAGGGTTATACCTGAAATAGTTAAAAAAATCCAAGAGCATAATAATATATCTGTTGATTATTCATACCAAAAATCAATATCATATTCTCAATTTTCAACATATTTATCGTGTCCTAAAAAATGGGATTTAATATATAATAAGAAAATTGATGTTCCTCATGTTTCTGTAAACTTTTCATTTGGTACAGCATTACATGAGACTTTACAACAATATTTGGATGTAGCTTTTAACAATTCAGCTCCTGAAGCGGATCAGTTAGATTTAGAACAAATATTTGAAGACAAACTTTCAGAACAATATAAAAAATCTTATTTAGATAATAATAAAACTCATTTTAGTACACCTGAAGAATTAAGAGAGTTTTATGAAGATGGATTAGGAATAATTCAATACTTCAAAGATACTAGACATAAGTATTTTGGAAAAAAAGATTGGTATTTGGTGGGTTGTGAAATTCCTATAACTATAATTCCTCGCTCTGATTATAGTAATGTTCTTTATAGAGGTTATTTAGATATAGTTTTATATCATGAACCTACAGAAACCTTTAAAATAATAGATTTAAAAACTTCTGGTAGAGGTTGGGATCAGAATAATAAAAATGATGAAAATAAACAGTTTCAATTAATTTTATATAAAGAATTTTTTGCAAAACAATATAATGTTCCTGAAAATCAAATTGAAGTAGAATTTGTTATATTGAAAAGAAAAATATATGAATCTAAATTCCCTACAACATTAGATAGGATTCAAACCTTTTCCCCTTCGAGCAGTAAAATAAAAACTAAAAAAGCAACAGATTTATTAAATGTTTTTATAGAAGAAGTTTTTACTAAAGAAGGAAAATATAAAACTAACAAAGAATATACAGCAAACGTTCATAAGGGATGTAAATGGTGTCCCTTTTATAAAAATAAAACATATTGTAAAGAATCATAATATTATGGAACATAAGAAAAAATTAACATCAGTTCATGTAGATCCTGATGAACATGAGTTATTTCAAATAGACTGTATTAAAAGAAAATTTAGTTTTTCTAAATTAGTAAATACTGCAATACATTTATATTTAAATGATCCCGAATTTAAAGAAATGGTTATTAGAAAAAGTCCTAAATAAATTTGGACATTTAAAAAAGTTTCATTATATTGCATCTATGGCTTTAAACATTGAAAATTTGTTAGTAAAAGAAGAATTAGATCTATTAAAAGAAATAATTTTAGGAAACATAAAACCTTTTAATTGGAATAGAAACAATTTTCATATTTTACCTAAAAAAAATATTTATACATTATTTTTAGCTCCTATAGAAGGTGATATCTCTGAAAGACCTATTCCCCAAATTGAAATATTTTTTACAAAACAAGATGAAAATATTGATAAATATGAAATTTCATTTTTAGTAGATGGTAAAGACACACAAGCATTTAAATCTAACATCAGTTATTATTTGAAAATAGTATCTACTTTGGTTTTAATTATAAAAGAATTTATTAAAAAATATTCTCCTGATTCTTTATTGGTTAAAGGTATGGATAAATCAGATGTGAAAAATCCTGGCCAAAAAGATAGAATATATTTTTCTTTTATAGAACAAGAAGCCCCAAAATTAGGATATAGAGTAGGACATGAAAAAGATAAACTAAATTTAATTAAAAATAAATAATTTTTACTAACATGAAAAACAATTACGATAAAAAATATCGTCATGTAGCAAAAGAATATAGAAGAAAAATTCTTTTGCTATGTGACGATATCTGAAGATCAGAGTACATAGTGGAATAGCAACGGTTGCCAGAGAAATAGTTTTAAATACTTGTCACCATTTTAATTGGGTAAATATAGGAGCAGCTATCAATCATCCAGATGTTGGAAAAAAACTAGATCTTTCAGAAGAAACAAACAAAATTTCAGGGATTGATGATTCTAGTGTAGTAATGTATCCATATAATGGATATGGAGATCCTACCTTTTTAAGAAATATTATTAAAGTTGAAAAACCTGATGCTATATTTTTGATCACAGATCCAAGATATTTTGAATGGTTATTCATGATTGAAAATGAAATAAGAAAAAAAATACCTATAATCTATTTAAACATATGGGATTGTGGGCCTGCTCCTTATTGGAATTTGCCTTTTTATGAAGCTTGTGATTTGTTAATGGGTATTTCTAAACAAACAGTAAATTTAAACAAATTAGTTCTTGAAAAAGGAAATGTATCTTATAAAGATTTAGATGAAAATATTAATTTTGAAGGAAAAAACCAAATACCTAGATTAATATCTTATGTTCCTCATGGACTTGATCCTAATATTTTTAAACCCTTAGATCATAATGATAAAGAATTATTAGAGTTTAAGAAAGAACTATTTAAAGGAAAAGAATATGATTTTGTTTTATTTTTTAATTCGAGAAACATTAGACGAAAACAAATTCCAGATACTTTATTAGCTTATAAATTATTTATAGATGGATTAGAAGAAGATAAAGCTAAAAAATGTGCTTTTGTTTTACATACCCAAATTATTGATGAAAATGGAACGGATCTAAACGCCGTTTCAGAGATGTTATTTGGGGATGATCATAGATATAATATTATTTTTCACGAAGTTATTTTACCTCCAGAAAAGATGAATTTATTATACAATTCATCAGATGTTCAAATTTTATTAACTTCTAATGAAGGATGGGGGTTAAGTTTAACTGAAGCCTTATTAGCAGGAAAACCTATAATTGCCAATGTTACCGGGGGTATGCAGGATCAAATGAGATTTGAAGATGATAACGGAAAATGGATAGATTTTAATTATGAATTTATTTCAAACCATAGAGGAACTTATAAAGAACATGGTGAATGGGCTTTCCCGGTGTACCCTTCAAATAGATCTATACAAGGTTCTCCTAAAACACCTTATATTTTAGATGACAGATGTACACCAGAAGATGCTGCTCAACAAATTAGAAAAGTATACAATTTGGATCCTAAAGAAAGAATTAGAATAGGAAAAGAAGGACAAAATTGGGCATTAGGAGAAGAAGCAAAATTTACTTCATATTATATGGGTAATAAAATAATAAAATGTGTTGATATTTTATTTGAAATTTGGAAGCCTAGAGAAAAATTTGAATTAATTAACATGACTGTAAAACAAAATAAAATATTAAATCATAGTTTAATTTATTAATATGAAATCATTATGTGTTATTTATGGACCCGTTGATACATTCTCTGGGTATGGTTCAAGAAGTAGAGATATTGCAAAAGCTATTATTGAAGAAAAAAAAGATGAATGGGATATAAAAATTATTCCCTGTAGATGGGGTGAAACTCCAAATGGTTTTATTGAAGATAATCCTAATTGGGGGTTTTTAAACCAATATTTATATCAGCATCCCCAACTACCAAAACAACCAGAAATAATGATATGGGTTACGGTACCTAATGAATTTCAACCTTTAGGAAAATATAATATAGGGATAACTGCAGGAATAGAATCTACTATAGCTCCTGCAGAGTGGATTCAAGGAATAAACCGAATGGATTTAACTTTAGTTTCTTCCAATCATTCCAAAAATGTTTTTTTAAATTCTAATTTTGAACAGAGAAATAAACAAACAAATATAGTGGAACAGATAATTAAAGTAGAAAAACCTATTGAAGTTTTATTTGAAGGGGTTTCATTAGATACTTATTTTCCTGCTCAAACAGAAAGAGATGATTTAGAAATAGATTTTAAGTTATCTAAGGTTCCTGAAAAATTCTTATATCTTTTTTCAGGAATGTGGTTACCAGGAGTTCTTTCAGAAGATAGAAAAAATGTAGGATTATTAGTAAAAGCTTTTTTTGAAACCTTTAAAAATAAATCTGATAAACCAGGATTAGTCTTAAAAACTTCTCATTTAGGTTCTTCATATGTTGATAGAGAAGAAATACTTAAAAAAATAAATCAAATAAGGAAAACAGTAAATTCTGAAGATTTACCTAATATATATTTACTCCATGGAGAATTTAGTGATGATGAAATAAATAATTTATATAATCATCCTAAAATTAAAGCTATGATAAGTTTAACTAAAGGTGAAGGTTTTGGTAGACCTCTATTAGAATTTTCATTAAGCAAAAAACCTATTATAACAACAGCATGGAGTGGTCATTTAGACTTTTTGGATAAAGAATATACTATGTTATTGTCAGGAAGGTTAAGTAATATTCATCCTAGTGCTGCTAACCATATGTTATTAAAAGAAGCTCAATGGTTTTCAGTAGATTTGGCTTCTGTTGGGTTTTCTTTAATTGATGTTTATAAAAATTATCCTAAATATTTAGAAAAAGCTAAACGTCAAGCTTTTAAAAATAAAACTAATTTTAGCTTTGAAAAGATGAAAGAAGTTCTTATATTTATATTGAATAAAAATATTCCTAAGTTTCCTGAACAAATCCAACTAAAACTTCCCCAATTAAAAAAGATAGAGTTACCTAAATTATCTAGAATTAATGAGTAGTTTAATAAAAAAACTATATGAGGAATATAAAAAGGAATATTTAAACGAATTATATAATACTCCTCTCCAATTTCAAAGAGACAACAATTCATATCTTGTATATAAAGAAAATGGAGATAAATTAGCTTTTTTTACCTTTAGATTTGAATATGATTTATCGAATTCTCCTGTTAATTATAAAAAATATAAGATAGATAGATATTGGGATGTTAATTGGTACTGGTTTTCGGGCATTGAAGAAAAAGAAAAAAATATTAAAAATTTTATCAAAGTAACTTCAACAGCTTTCAAGATAGTAGATGATTTTATAAGAAATAAAAACAACCCTTTAATTTTAGGGTTTGGAGGATTAACTAAAAAACACCAAAATATTTATTCAGATGAAAAATTTATAGACAGATGGAAAATTTTATTAGGAGAAAGATATTATGTTGAATGGAAAAACGATAAATTATGGATAATAAATAAAATAATTCATAAAATAGATGAAGTTAATATATATAAAGCCTCTCAAGCTTTTGAAAAAAGCACATCTTTGATATTTCAAGAAGAAAAATTTCCAACAAAAAATAAATTAAAAGGAATATCTCGACATAATTTAATAAAAGAACAAATTAAAAGAATAATACTAAAACAAATATATTTAAGATGAAAGACAATGAATTTACATTTTGGCTCAAAGGATATTTTCAAGGTATTGAAAATAACAAAAAATTTGATCCCAAACAGGTTTTGGAGGATATAAAAAAACAACTTTTATTAGTTCAACAGTCAGATAATACTTCTTTTTCTAAACCCCTTCCTTGGATAAAACCCTCTTATATACCTAATAGTACTCGACCAGATATATATCCCTCCTCAGAACCTTTCCCAGAAAACCCATATAAAGTAACTTGTTGATATGGAAAAAATGCATGAATGTTTTTGTGAGAGGAAAAGTGATGCTTGTTTAAGTATAGAGGTCTCTCCAGAATTAACTAATCGTATGTGTTATGGATGTGGTTTTATTTCTAATTCTTTTATGAAAGAAGATCAAGAATTTTATAAATCTCAATATTTAATTTTACCAGAATTATATAAAGATTTAATATGGACAGATTCTGAGGAATTTAAATGGATGCCTGTTACTATAAATGAAAAAAATAAAGGTATGATTTTTATGGATGGTTCTAATAAAGAATCAGCTAAATGGGCAGCAGTTCTGGCCATTCCTATTCCTGAAGAAGATCAACATAAATACCCAATCCCAGGAAAAGAAAATGAATTTTATACTCATAAAACAGATATGTCTACTATAAAACATTTTGATAGATATGATTTTATTGAGGCTTTATCTTACATAGGAATTATATAAACGTTTAGTAAAATATTTATGACAATATCATATGGGATTACGGTTTGTGATGAAATAAGCGAAATACAACGTTTAATAACGGTTATAGAAAAACATAAGCGTGAACAGGATGAAATAGTAGTTCTATATGATAAATCAAAAAACAGTAAAGAAGTTGAAGACTACTTGAATTCTATAAAAATTTCTAATTTTTCATGGTATAAAGGTAAATTTGAAGGAAATTTTGCAAACTGGAAAAACATATTGTGGGACCTATGTAAAGGAGATTATATCTTTTTTATAGATGCTGATGAAGTTCCTTCTAAAAATTTAATTGAACAACTCCCTTTTATTTTAGAATATAATAATTCTCTTGAAGTTTATTATGTACCTAGAATAAATATAGTAAACGGAATTACTGAAAATCATATAAAACAATGGGGTTGGAAATTTGATGAAAATGGTTGGGTTAATTATCCTGACATGCAACTTCGTATATCCAAACGTATTCCTGAAATAAGATGGACTGGAAAAGTTCATGAAACTTTAACAGGTTTTAATTACTATAGTCATTTACCTATGTTTCAAGATTTTGATTTACATCATGTTAAAGATATAAAACGTCAAGAAAAACAAAACAATTATTATAATAGTTTATGAATTATTTATTAGGAGCTATAAGCGGAAATTATACTATTGAAAATATAAAAAATTGGGTAAATACTTCTAATTTTGAAAATGTTCAAAGAGTATTATTCTATTATATCCCATCACAAACTTCAGAAATAGATTCTTTTTGTAAAGAAAACAACATATGGTTATTTTTTCCAAATTTTAATCTATATGGTAAGGAACAAAAAGAATATATTGCAAATTCTGGATTATTAAATGTTAGTAATGCTTATTGCTTGATACATCATGTTCGTTTTTTACATTTTGCTTATTTTTTAAAAAATAGTACTAAACCTAAAGATAATATAATTACAACGGATGTAACCGATGTTATATTTAATGGAAACCCTTTTGAACAATTAGAATCATGGAAGTTTGAAGGAATAATAGCTTCCAGTGAAGAAATTTTACATAAAGATGAAAATTGGAATTTGGAAAACTATTATTCTACCTTTGGGTTCTTAACAAATTATTTTAAAAATACTAAAATATATAATGCAGGTTTTATATCAGGCACTTCAGAAATATTACAAGATTTATTTAACCAAATGTATTTATTATGTTTGTTTAAGAGTAGAAATGCAGACCAAGCTGCTTATAATTATTTGATTCAAACTTCGTTTAAAGATAAAACTAAGTTTACTCATATGGAAGATTATTGGGGGTTACACTTACATGTTATAAAAAACAACAATATACCTTTCAATTTAAATGATATCCCAAAATATAAAGTTATACACCAATACGATAGATTAGGAGATGAAATACAGCATTATTATACCCTACCGAAATAGAGAAGACCATTTATCCATTTTATTACCAAGATTACAAGACATATTTAAAAATAAAGATTATGAAATAATAGTATCTGAACAAGATGATTCAGATAACTTTAGAATAGCTTGTGTAGAAAATATAGGTTTTAAATTTTGTACTGGAGATATAATAATTTTACATCAAGTAGATTATTATCCTTTAGATGATGTGAGTTATGAGGTTAATGAGCAATCAGTGATCCCAGCATATAAAGGAATTTTTGTAGATAAAGATAATGTTTCTTTAAGAGAAGAAAAAGATATTCCTGGAGGGTATAGAAACTGGCATAATAGAATAGATCCTAATTTTTATGGGGGAGTTATATGCATAAAAAGAGAAGATTTTGAAAAAATAAATGGACTCAACCCTTTGTATAAAGGCTGGGGGAATGAAGATGAAGATTTAAGAGAAAGATTTAAATGGGCCAACATACCAGTAAAACGTAATAATGTAGGTACTTTTTTATGCTTGTATCATGATGATAATGGAGATATGGAGAAAAAAATATTAGATCATCAAAAAGATTTTTATGAAGGAAGAAAATATTTTTATGAAAGAGCCTACAACGATAGACATATAGGATACAAAAATCTCCAAGCAGATGTTGAAGAAATATATTGTGGGATAGAAAATGTTAGATGGATAAAAAGTAAAAATTATAAAATAAATGAATAAAATACTAGTTAAAACTGTAGGGTTTATAGGAGATATAATATTTGCTTCTTCTGTTGCTAAAAAATTGGTCCAACAACATCAATGTAAAGTTGATTTCTATATAAGAATACCCCAACCTTTAGAATTGTTATATAATAATCCTTGGATAAATGAAGTGTTTTTAGAAGAACCTTCTTCTGAAGATTATGTTAGTATATATAATCTTGAACCTATAAATAGAGAAACTACTCCTTGTGAACAGTTCCAAAAACAATGTGGTATCAAATATTGTACTCCTGAATATAAGGTTTATACTAACAAAGGATTAGATTTATGGGCTAAAAATTTAGTAAATTATAAACCTAAAAAAACAATAGCAGTAATGCAAAATTGGGAAGAAAGATCATTTTTGTTTACTGAAGAAGAGTATAAAAAAGGAATAGATGTTCCTCCTTATGGATATGGAGGAAAAAGAAGAAATATAGATTCAATTTTAAAAGAAATATACGATAAGGACCCTAATTTGGTTTTAGTTCCAGTAGGTAAACCAAACGGTTATACTGTAAATAATACAGATCTTAATAGTGTATCTGAATACAGTTTAACCGCTTCAATAATAAAAAATTGTGATTTTTTTATAGGAGCGGAAGGAGGGTTAGCTAATTTAGCAGCAGGAGTAGGAACCCGTACTATAATAACCGGAGATTTTATCCATCAATTATATGGGTGGAATGGTGTTATAGAAAAATGCAAAGAACCTAAATTAGGACCTAAATATTATTTTGAAGGAAACAAACATATAACCCTAGATCCTTACTTAGATGATATCCAAGTAGCCCACAAAATAATAGAAATAATAAATAATTAAGATATGATAGATTATAATATAATAAACCCAGAACCAGAAGAATATTTAGAAGGAGAAATAATATATGATTTTTCAGAATTCTCAGGTATGAATGTGGAAGACATAAAAAAATCTGTTTTAAATTTTAAGGACATAAATAAAATAGATTTTCATAATAAAACCTCTCAAAATGATTTCTATGAGAATTCTAAAACATACATATATGATTTATTGGGGGCAAATTGGAATTTAGTAGGACCTGCTAATAAAATAAACAAATTTATTCCAGGTATAATGGATTTGATTAAAAATCATCCTGGAGATTCGTTTATGGAATTTGGTGGGGGATTGGGGGTTTTTACTGAAATAGTAAGTAAACATACACAAAAGAAAGTAACATATGTTGATGTAAAAGGATATATATCAGATTTTGCTTTATGGAGATTTAAAAAATATAATTTAAAAATTGATTATAAAATAATCCCCCAAGATAATTTTGAATTTGATAAAAAATTTGATATAATATTTAGTGACGCAGTATGGGAACATTTGAATCCGGTTTCTCAAATAGAATACTTAGTTAAATTAGATAAATATTTAAATAATGGAGGTATAATAATATTAATAATAGATTTATCCGGAGAAGAAGAAAATATGCCTATGCATTACCATGTAGATATGAATAAAATATTTACAACCATGGAATCTTTAGGATATTCAAATATATGGAATAATAACTTATTTGCCACAGTTTGGTATAAAAATTAAAAAATGTCGAAATTTAAAAAATACGGATGCGCTGGGAATGATTATAATAATCTAGAATCAGCTAAAGGTGATACATACACTAAAAAAGATGGAAGTTTTCCCCCAACAAATTTAGCATGTAAAGAAAACCCCTATATAAAAGAATTATATAATTCAAAATATATTTTAGAATTAGGATGTGGGGTAGGAAGAAACATTTCATGGATAATGGATAATACTTCTGCTATATATGTTGGTTTAGATCCAAATAATACTATGACTCAATATATATGGGATGTCCAAAAGGCTCAAGGATATGATATAGAAAAATGGAAAAATAGAGTTATAATATGTAATTCTTTTGAAGATATACCTAATAACATAAAATTTGATTATGTTTTTTCAACTTTTGTTATGCAACATTTGGGGTATAGACATAATAAAGATGATATTATGAATTTAGATGAAATAACTCAAAATATCAGATCTTTTTGTCATGATAATACTGTATGGTTTTCTATAGAACATGATTCTGAAGAAGATTGGATCCCAGTTTGGAAAAGAAATAATGAAATAAATTTTAATGTTTATATTAGAGGATATAAAGGATTACCAGAATTAACAGACAGAGATCATACTGCTCCAAATGGGGGTCATCATTTGTTTATATTTAAATTTAAAAAATAATGACTATAATATATAGAATAAGTAATAATTCATACAAGAAAAATAGATTAAAAACAGCCAATAAAAAATATTGTTTGTTGAATGCTTTGTCTGCTTTTGATCCTAAAAACATTAATTGGATTGTTTTGGGGGATAACATTAATGAAGATTTAAAAAAAGATATAGATTTAGTTATAAATTTACATCCTTCAATAAAATATATAGAAATCAATGGAGGATCAGGGGCTAAAAGTTTTAATATAGCTTTAGATTATGCATTAACATATCCTGAGGATGAAATAATTTATTTTTTAGAAGATGATTACTTACATTTGGTAAAATCTGCTTTTTCCTCTATGAATGAAGGTTTTGAATTAAATCCTGATTATTTTACTTTATATTTGCATCCTGATAAATTTATTTCTCCTTTAAACGGGGGAAATCCTAATGTAGATTATGACGGGGGGTATTTAACTAAAATATATAAAGGAAAAACCCAATTATTTGCTTTATTTGATTCTACTACTATGACTTTTGCTTCTAAAGTTAAAACATTAAAAGAAGATGAAGAAATATTAAGAAACCATACTTCAGGAGAATATCCTAGAGATTATGATATGTTTATATCTCTTAGAAATAAAGGTAGATCTTTATTATGTCCTCTTAAAACTCACTCAACTCATACTGAAATAAAATGGTTATCTCCATATGTTAATTGGAATAAGATATGAAAGAAGATATTAGTATAATAATACCAACATATACAGCATATAAATATTTAGATTTATGCTTAGAATCAATATGGTTAAATCAAAATAATGCCCACAATGAAATAGTAATAGTTGTTGATGGAACTAAAGACATAAGTTATCATATAATAGAAAAATATTTAGATAAAATAAATATAAAACCTGTAATATTTGAAGAAAATAGAGGTTTAGCTTTAGCTACTAATTATGGGGTTTATAATTCTACAAATAAATTATGTTTGATATTAAATGATGATAATGTTTGTCCTAAAAATTTTGATAAAATATTGTTAGATTTATATAATAATATTAATCCTAATGATAATTTTTGTTTATTGGTTCCTAATCAAATAGAACCTAGAAATTCAATATTTGATCCTTTTATAATTAAAGATTTTGGAGATTTAAAAGATTTTAATTTAGAAACATTTACTTCAACTGAAATTACTTTAAGAAACAACGAAATATTAAGAGATAAAGGATGGACGTTTCCTTTATTTTTGGAAAAAGAACTATTTTTATCTGTAGGGGGATTTGATCCTATGTTTGATAGTCCTCATGTTATAGATTGGGAATTTTTTATAAAATTAGATAAATTAAAAATTCCAAACTATAGAACTACTCATTTAAATTTCTATCATTTTGGTTCAAAATCTGCAAGATCTTTACATTCATATGAAAAAGAAATCCAAGCTCATGAATATTTTGGATATAAGTGGGGACATAAAGCATATAATAAATTATTAACATGAAAAATTTTTGGCAAAATTTGCTTTCAGATGTAGATTATCAAATCAGTTCTAAAAGATTTATTACAGTAGGAGCATTTTTACTAATAGTAATAGCTTTTTTATTAGATTTATTTTTTAGTATAAACATTTCTCAAAGCGTATTAGATATAATTCAATCTATTATATGGGTTGGGTTAGGAGCTACTACTGTTGAAAAATTTTCAAAAAAAGAAGGGTCTTCTTCTAACGAAAATTCTAACTTGGGATCTTAAATTTGGTTTCGTATATTCATACAAAATCTATATATTTATGAAAAAGATATATTATTTTTATTCTTTAAAAGATAATACCCACGAACCCATAGATAAAATCGAAATAGAGGATATAGTAGAGGCTATAAAATATTTTTCCATAAGAAAGGGATTATCTACAAACAAATTTATGGAAGTATTTGGGGTAGGTTATATAAAAGATAATTCTAATTATGATAAATGAAAATAATTTATATAAATATTTTGGAAATAAACTTTTATTTAATGAAACTAGTGTAAGTAAATTTAATAAAGAAAAAGAACTCTTTATTTCGATTATTGAAAAAATTCAACAAGCTATTGATAAAGAATCTATGTTATTAGAATCATATAATATAGATTTGTATGAATATAGTAATATATATTATGAAATAATAGGAGATTTAATGTTGTTAAAATATGGACCTTCATTAGATGAGATAATTCAATGGTTTTTATATGAAAGAATTAATATAAATGAAAGTGGGGATCAAGAAATAATACCTTTAATATTTTTAGATGAAGAAAAAAACATTAAAGAAGATGTATATTTAGAAACCCCCGAAGATTTGTGGAATTTTATAAACAAAATAATAAACAGGATATCAAAAAATGAATAATAAAACTTGTAACAAGTGTGGAGATAATATACCAGAAGGTCGTTTAAAAATATTACCTAATACTAAAACTTGCGTCAAATGTTCTGAAATAGGGAGAAAAGGAGCTATTACTGTACAATTAGGAGAAGGAGATCATATTTATAATGAAATAATAATATTAGAACCAGAAGAACTTAACCAAATTGAACAAAATACAGAATCTTCAGAAGAAATTAATTTAGATAATTTTTTTGGTGGAGTTTCATTTGATGAAGAACCTATGGAATATACAGAGGAGACTTCTTTTAACCCTAAACTCCCAGAAACCGAAGAAAGTAATTTATATGACAGAGATGAAACATTAGATGATGAAGAAAACGAAGAAGATTGGGAATTAAGTGAATAATTATGGGTAAAAGATTAGATTTAAGTAAAGGCCAAATATTGGCCGCTATGAAAAATACTAAATCAGTGAAAGCTGCTTCTAGATATTTAGGATGTTCTTTTTCCCATTTAAAAAAATGGATGTTATTCTATAAAGATGAAGAAACAGGAAAAACTTTATTTGAAATTCACCAAAATCAAAATGCTAAGGGTATTCCTAAATATTTAGGTCAAAAAAATACAACTTCTGCTTTAATTAAAGATATATTAGCAGGAGTAATAGATGCTGCTCATTTTTCTTCCAAATTTTTAAAACAACAAATATTAGATCATGGTTTATTAGAAGAAAAATGTTCGATGTGTGGATTTAATGAAAGGAGAGTATTAGATTATAAAATCCCATTGTTAATACATTTTAAAAACGGAAACAAATTAAATTGGACTCAAGATAATATTGAGTTTTTATGTTATAACTGTTATTTTCTGAACATAGGTGATGTTTTTAATCACAATGACATAGAAAAACTAGAATCTAATTCTCCAAATAAAAGACGTAATACTGAAAATTTTGATTTAGAGTTAGATAAAGAATATTTAGAAAAATTACGTGAAATAGGTTTATCTCATGTTAAAGAAGAAAAACCAAATAGTCTAGAAGATGATGATCCTTATTCCATAGTAAGCTGGAAATGAAAAAAAGTGAAAAACATAAAAAATTAGTTTCTGATTATGAA